CAGACGTTGCTCTACATTTGAAGAAGTGCACGTGGCCTCGTGCCTTCATTATGGGGATTTTACACTCTCTCCAAGGCCCCTCGTGAGAGGACACGCACCGACCATTCTGCAGCGTGTCAGTCTCCCGCCTTGGTTTCACCGGCAGAGAGTGTCCTAGTTTTTACATGGTATGGCCCATGGACTGTTACGGTGGCCGATTCATCATCGGGAGTGTCAACCGACGCCATGCACAAGTTTAGACTTCACCAGCCCCCTTTTTCGAGACTTGCGTCTCTGGCCAGGTTCGGGGATTATATGGAGGACAAACCCTCAAACACCTCCACAGGCTACATAACTCGTGCACGCCGATACAACGTAGGTTTGCCAACCCCTACGAGGTTTGGATGGGGTATTTTAACGTCCGTCCCCCCGGACTACAGAATTCTTTAGGGCACGTCACTTTGATATTATGATTCTCTCATTAATATGGTATTACAGCGCTCATCATAGTGCCGCCCGTCGATATGACCATCGGCTCAATGTTGCCCCTTTCGAATGAAAAGATAAAGCACCGGATAGCGTTCGCTTCAGACGTTTTCACATATGTTGGCGTCCCTAAATACAAATCTTGGTACAATAGGTTCACGACTCCAGTGACGAAGCCGCTAATAGTAGGAGGCACGCCTTCAGGATTCTTCAACGTCACAGCGCAGGCATAATAATCCAATTTAGCATCTTCGGTAGTCACATTGCCAGATGCGACCCAATTAAGCCTGCCCATGACACCTTCAGGATTGTAAATATGCAGCGTCTGCGTGTACTCTGCGAATCGCCATCCATTCCAGGAGGGGCGCATCAGGAGTAGATAAGTCACTCCACTTGAGTAAAATTTGCCGATCGGCCAACGCCTGCTATGAATTGTGTGACGGTACTAGGAATACTAAATTCTCCGATGAACTGGTAATTGTCGCCTGTAAGAGCGGTATAAGCCGCCCTAAATGGTTCTAAGGTTCCGGCGACAACACCTTCGGATGGTCCAACTGATGCGCTTGGGGTGAAAACATACTCTCTCCCCGATTCCAAGTCACCCACGAAATCAGCTTGCGGGATTGATATCGTTGTGTTCCCGGTGCCTTGCGTAAACGTGGCTGGTCCAAATCCAGAGAAGCTAACTGCTCCTTGATTATTGAGTGGGTTATGCAGCGAAAATTGTGCTTCGACCACCAGCCACCCAGGCTGTACAGTTGAGCTGGTACCGACCAATATCCAAAATGGGATGTCATCCATATCCACCGAAAATGTTGGAAAATTATTTGCCCTCAAATTAGTACCCAGAGACACGCGGGAAGTGCAGGAATGCCACACAGTGGTGACAAACCCGCCATTCGATACAGGCATTTGCCTGATCAAGCCATTAAAATCAGTAGTCTCTAGTCGTACGCCTGCGAACACTGTGCCAACAACGACCGAACCGGCCGTGGTGGCTGCTACGGATGGGACATAAGTCAATCGCATTTGGAGAGGGCGGTAAGCGGCGTAGGTGGACGACAAAACCCCTGTCCTCGTTCGTGTCCATTTGGTCGGTGTAGCGGGTAGCATTAAGGCGATGGGAGATTCGGATAGAGGTGCAAGGATCTGAAACACTTCTCGGCAACGCAATATCGCCATACCTCCACGCTGAACAATATCAGCGTACGTGTTTAACGAAGCGCTCTCGGCGAGTGGCGGGGATGGTCGAGTGAAGGGCGCTCTCCTTCTTCGATTCCGATTACGTCGGCGCCGCCTCGAAGCTGGCACAACTCGATTGGCATCGTTGTTGCTCTTAGGAGGGTTATTATTATTCGACTGAATCGTAGGGCCAGAGGCCCCATTCATAAGATTCGCTTTTCTCATTCTAGGCCTATTAGCGCGCGGGCCTATCCTACTGATCAGAACTCAATGTCGAATACCTTAAAATTACAACAGCGAATCTCTTCCTCCAACTGCAACTGTAAAACGATGGGTATATGATATTTCTCCTCTACGAATCTGCGCACTGACATACTAATGGGTTGGGATTGCAAGGGCTCGGGCTCGTCGTAACTATAAAATTGGCGCTCCCACCAGTCATAATAACGGAAATTGTTGACTCCGTTCCACACACGCATTTGCTGGCGGGCAAGTTCACCCAGCACAGGAACTTTGGCGGAAGTCGCAAGAAGCGAACAAGCTTTAGAATACATCAAATCGCGATAGCGCTGGTTGTTCGTTTTCACATCCATATAGTACTTCATCTCAGCTGTGTATCCATATCGAGTAAGTATCTTCCTAACGTTAGGTATTAAAACACCGTCCACTGCATTTAATCCGCAGAAACTGAGTTCATTGAAGTCACTAGCTGTCTCAAGTGTCAACTTGAAACCGAGGCGCGCAGGTATGTCGGTATCCCAGCGACTGCTGGAGCATATTATAGCATCATCACCCTCGACCAAGTAATCATACTCGTTATCTCGAGCACACATAGCCATGTACTCGTTAATCATCTTATTGGTAAATCCATTGGCCAAGGATGTCCACATATCTCCCGACATGCGTGACCCTTCGAAAATTGCGTGGGCTCTGTTTTTATAGCGGATATGACTGCGACTATATGCTCGTTGTATAATTGACAGTATTTCGGGATAATCAACGAGCATGTGATCCCAAAGTGCACGCTCTACGTGTCTTTGCAGCTCAGGATCAAAGGATCCTTCGAAACTGGAATAATCGGTCTCCATAAAAATGCTGCCAACAGACCGTAGCTTATTTAACCTCTTCACTATTTGCGCTGGTGTTTTATGCTTAACAAAATGGTCGTCGTATACCAACTTCTCGATAGCATGTATGTAGGGACCTGCAATTACTTTGAACCAATCTGTCCTAGCGTTTATTATTCGCGCTTCTTTGATCTCATCATACATCTCACTTTTAATAAAAGAATCACATAGGTAAATCCTGTTCATATCTATATCACCATTCATGTAATCGGAGGCGAGCTTCTTCAGCTCAGCCGCCCGAGCAGCGGTATAATTGGAGTGTGCGAGCCAGTCGTCTAATAAGGATTCATACTTAAGCCCGGAACGCAGTCTGGGCATTGTTTTGATCTGGCTCTGCACGAATGTGAAGAAGCGCCTGCGCTCAAAATCGTCGTGAGGATGGAAGGCATGGGCGCAGCGCTTCTTCACTCCCCTCACCCAGTTCTTCCAGCAGTGGTGCGGCGCGTACGGCTGCGGGCCACTGCTGGGGCCGATTCGGATGATGGCGGGGTGGTCTCGGTCGTCGAGGACTTGACCTCTCCACTTGATGGGGCGAGTCGCTGGAAGGTTGAGGTGATTAGATATTTCATAATCTCGCATCCCCTGGATGTAGTCCACACAAGATTCGAACAGGTGGGCCCTGACTGAAAACCCAATTTCTTACCAAGCATCGAGCTCGCAAGCGACATAGCTATCGCGATGTAATTAGGATAATTGAAAGGATGATCGCGAAGGCGTATAGCATGGCAAGTCTGCAGCAGTTGTTGAAAGGTTCCGATGCCTGTCTGCGCTCTCCGGATAATTAATCGTAATAACCTGTTCAATTCATAGCGATTAATAGTGACGTTGCGCTGGGTGGCGTTCTCGGTCAGAAAACTTTCCCCATCAACAGCATAATTAGAATCATCGGGCAAAGTTAACTGAACCTCTACAAAATCCGTTTGGTCAAACGTAGCCGGCGTTGGACAAAGATGATCAAATTTATGCCGGTCATTATCCACATACGGATCATACATCAGACTAAGGCCATACAGGCCTTCGTGAAAAGCGCTAAAATCAGAAGAAATTTTTGGTGTATCAGGGATAATCAAGGCTATGAATACCAAAGCCACCATAATGGCGACCATGGGCCGATAACAGGTCGTGGATCCGGTGATTACAACGAAAAATAAACCCACGGCGATGGACACTAAGATTAACTGAAGGGAATAGCGTACATCTATGTGACGGTCCAACAAGTGATAGCTGGCAAGTGCAAGGAGGATAATAGCCAGCCCAACAAACAATGCAGTGCCGTCAAGAGCACCGCAGAGGGTTTGAATTGGACCTAGCAAACGAGCGATTTCC